ATGTATACACCTAGGTATTTAGGGTTAGGTTCTCGCTCATTTAGGTTTTGGTGGTGTGTACAATTATGTTGATTGATTGGGATATATGGGTATAATGGTTATATATGGCTAGTTTAAAGCAGATGATAAAGGATAGGTATGCAGATCCCAAGAAGCCTAGGAAGGAGCCTTCTGTGTGTGAGGCTTTTGTTCATAGGGGTGATGATGATTGGAAGAAGTCACAAAGGGTGGAGAATGCTATGTTAGATCATATGGATAGGGCAGTTAAGTTTGAGATGTTGCTGGATAGGTATAATGATTTATTGGATGGTATAGTAGATGAGAAGAATGCTCATTTGATATATAAGAGTGCATCACCTATGGCAGCTAAGTTGAATGTGGCGATGATGGTGATGGCAGATAAGGATAGTGACAAGTTAAGTGCTATGAAGGCTGTGCAAGACAGGGCAATGGGCAAGCCTGTGGAGCGTAGGATAGAGGCTAGTGTAATAATGGATATGTCCGAGGCAGAGGTGGATAATGAGCTTGCAATCTTCGCAGAAGATATCGAGTCTCTCGTTGGAGGAGAAGCAGAAGTTATTGATCTTGTTGAAGGAGAAGAAGAAGTGGAAGGCGGAGAATAAGCTAACTACTTTTATTCCTAACAAGGCGCAGAGGCCTTTTTATGAGAGTGAGGCTAAGGTTCATGCTTTCTTAGCGGCTAATAAGATAGGTAAGACCACGGTATGTGTGGTTAAGATGTTGAATTTCTTGATAGAGAAGCCGAGGGTATATAGGGTAATAACGGGGTTAAGTTATGGTTCTGGTATTAGGGATATTATAGTGCCAGAGGTGATGAAGTGGTGTCCTCCATCTAGGATAATAGAGAGTCGTAAGAATAGCGACGGTGCTATAATAAGTATGAAGATAAAGGCGTCTGGTGGGTCTAGTTCCTTGACTTTTATGAGTGCAGATCAGGACGATTTAGCGTTTGAGGGAGCTGTATTAGATGGGGCGTGGATAGATGAGCCAGTGAGGCAGGGGATATATACGGCGACGCTAAGGGGTCTTTTGACTACTGGTGGTAAGTTGATGATGAGTCTTACGCCGTTGGAAGAGCCGTGGATATACAACGATATCTTTTTGAAGTCTAAGAGCACCCCGCATATAGAGTGCTTTCAGGGTTCTATGTACGATGCTACTAAGGAGAATGGGGGGCACCTTACGCTTGATGATATTAATACTTTTATCTCTACTATTCCTAAGGATGAGATAGGCCCTAGGGTAAGGGGTGAGTTTAGGCATTTATTGGGTAGGGTGTATAAGGAGTATAATGAGGAAGTGCATGTTATTGATCCTTTTTACATTCCTCCTCATTGGCCTGTTTACTGTGCAATAGATCCGCACCAGAGGAAGCCTAATGTGGCATTATTTGTGGCGGTATCACCAGACGAGAAGCTTTACGTGTGCAATGAGATATTTATGCCAAGTAACATAGAGGATTTTGGGGAAGAGGTATTGGCGGTAGGGCGGCAGTACAATTGGGTAAAGACTGTTATAGATACGAGCTCAGAAACTCTTGATTGGCATAGGAAAGAGACAGCTAGGACCATGTTGACCAAAATAGGGCTGGACACAACGCTTGCTAGGAAGCATAATCAAAAGGAAGCCGCTAGGATAAAGGTTAAGCTTTTGCTGGAGGGCAGGCAGGATGGTAAGCCAGATTTATATATATTCCGAAACTGTAAACGGATAAGACATGAATTTATGAATTATGTATGGAATAATCACAAGGACCCAGCCTCACAAGGGGTGAAGGAAGAGCCTAAAAAGGTGAATGACGATGCTCTTGATTGTTTACACTACATTGTTGTTGAGAACCCAAAGCATAATAAGTCGGAGATACTAAAGTGTTTTTAGAAGCTGATAATAGTAAAAGTGAGTTTAGGGATAATAATGATATAGTCCAGTATTTTTCCGCCCGCATGGATAAGGATGATGCTAATAGGACCTTGTTCTTGAATAGAAAGAGCGCTTACTTGAATGAATGGGATAACTTTACCAGCTATTCTCAAACAGCAGCGTATGCTAATGTAAGTCCTAAGACGACTAAGGTAAACTACTTACACTATCCATTTTCACTAGAGAAGATAATACAATGGCAAGCAAGTATTTATAAGCTTATCTTTTCTAATGACCCGTGGTTTACGGCAACTCCTTTGTCGGATGTTACAAAAGAGCAAGCCATGTCAGCGGAAGCGCTCATGCAGTATGTGTGTAGAGACCATGTAAACTATAAGCGGGGGATGAAGCCAGTTATAGAGGAGGTTTTGTTTGAGACAGCCGCCTATGGTTGGGGTATTATTATTAAGCAATGGGTGACGAAGAGGCGAAAAATAAATGGGGTTGTTAAAAACAGCTACGAGGGTGTAGTGTTACGAACAATTCCGCAAGAGGATTGCTACTTTCCTTCCTTGATTAATGAGAGTGATGACTTACAAAATTGTCCATACGTTGGAATACAGATGTATCCATCTAAGAGTGAGCTTTTATCGAACCCTTTGTACGATATGAAGGCGGTAGAGGCTGTTCTCAAGGCTGGTTCTAACGATCATGACAGCAATAGCGATATTCTAAGGCAGCAACAAGACTATAATTCTGGAATAACAAATACATACGACTCAAGCAATGGCTATCCTATACAGATTTTCTACGCGACCTTGATTGGAAAGGATGGGATAGCGCAAGAAAAGGTTATAACCATGTCTAAAAAGGCTAGGGTTATGCTTAGTATTCAGAATTTAGAGGAAGAAAACCCATCTTACACTAGGCCAGTGTATAAATTTTCTCTTAAGAAACGACCAAGATCACCTTATGACAGGGGTTTTTGTGAGATTTTGTACCCATTCAACCAAGAGATAGACGATTATCACAATTTGCGTAGGGAAAATGCCTATGTTAGTGGTATTCCATGGGGTACTTATAGAGCAAGCTCAGGTTTAGAAAAAAATGCCATAGAAATACAGCCGGGGACCTTTATTCCGACAGAGGAACCAGCAGCAGATTTACGAGTTGTACAAACAGGGAACAATATATCGTGGACATACCAAGCGGAGCAGTTTGATTTTACACTAGGGGATAGAATTACGTCACAACCTGCTCTTTTACAAGGGCAGGTGCCCGATACCGTTGGGCCCCTACGATCCACCAGCGGTGTTCGGGCGCTACTTACAGAGTCACAAACCCCAAGAGACCTTGATCTTGATCATATTAGGGGTACTCTTAACCTACTATTAAGAGATATATACGCCGAGTACAGCGAGCGGTTACCTGCTACTACAAAGGTGAGGCTTCTATCGTCTAAAAGCAAGGGTATATTCGGGGCTGATTTTATAAATGTTAAAAAGGACGACTTGCAAGGGGAGTATGAGTTTAGCTTGATGGTGAATGATGCCCAATACAACCCAGAGGTTAAAAAGCAGAACGACCTAGCCTTAGCTCAAGTGCTTATCAACCAAGCTAACTTGCAGACAGGTATAGTGACACCAGCAAACATGTACAATATTTTGACCGATATTGTGCAAGATTTTAATAAGTCAAATGTAGAGAGCTATGTTACCCCTCCACAAAATTTTGCCATGGCACTAAATCTAAACCAAGAAGTGTCTATGCTCTTAGGTGGACGTATGCCTGTTATTGTTATGAACGATAACCACGAAGCAAAGCTGCAAGGCTTGTTAGCTTTTGTTGGTAGTCCAGATTATCAAGAGGGCTTACAGCTAGGAACAGTTACAGAACTAACAGATGCGCTATTCAAGCAAGCGATTAAACAACATATGGAAATGGCGCAGATATTACAGCAGGCACAAGCTATGCCTAATCAATCAGGCCTTGAGATTCCGTTGACGGCGGGGGCAAGACAGGCGGGTACACTAGACGGGCAGGGGCGCCCAATAAATGAGGTGGATAATGGAAGAGCTACTGGTGAGGAGCCTGTTGCAGGAACTACTGCAGACGGGAACGTGGGAAGCGGTCAAGTTTAAGGCCTTAGAGCTAAGGCAAGAGTTTACAAGCCGTATGACTTCTCTTGATTATAAAACAAACCATTACGACAAAGATTTAATTTACTTAAAGGGTTGCTTGGATGGGCTAAGCAAACTTTTAAGTGCTATAGAAAAAACAAAGAAAGGGGCATGATATGCCATTAGGACCAGTAAAAAAAGCAATAATGGGCAAAAAGCCAAAATGTGACACACCAAAAGGCGAAAAAGGTATGAAGGTTAAAACTCCTAAAAGTACCACACCGCCGATGAAAGTTAAAAAAAGTAAGTAACATAAGAAAGGGGCCATTATGTCAACAAGTACAGACTTTGATACTTTATTCGCCGATGACAAGGCGACAAAAGATGCAAGTAATGTGGATTTAACAGACATTAAACAGACAATAAGTAACCTGTCTAAAGTGGTTACAAGCTTAGCAGATTCGCAAAAGAAGGTCCAAGAGCTAGAGTTGAAACGTCAAGACGAGGTTAAAATCAACCAAGCTCTACAGGAACACGCCGCGTTAACGAGTGAATGGGACGCTAAAGCATACAAGGAGTTTAATGCCTTGAATGATAAAGATAGCGACTTCTATAAAGCAGTAGCGGAAGACCTAAAGGTAAAAGGTTCAGTCCTTAAAATAGGCGATAAGCAGTTGTACGAGCCTATGGCTGTGTACAATGCCGCTTGCCGAGTGGCTGCAACTACTAAGAAGGCAACGTTTAAATCATCTATACCAGAGAGTAATATGATAGATAACCCAGTAGATAAAGATATCGCCCTAACCCAAGGTGTAGAGTTCGCAATAGGATTAGGCATTGAGAGAGATAAGGCGGAAGAGCTTTATAAGAATAGTAAAATAAAACCTAACACTCGATATTATGAAGTTAATTTAGTTGAAGAACTAAAAAAACGTAAAAAAAAATAACATAACTCTTTACACAATTTGGTAAAGTTATACAATGTAGGAAGATTATATGGCAAATGGATTAAAAGCAAATGCAACAGGGAATGGTTTAAGAGAAAATAAGTTGCGCGAAAGTGCGCTTAAGACCTCTACCAACCCTACAAGGAACTTGGTTTATAGAGATAAATACGATGTATTAAACCAAGATGAAGATAGAGTTTACCGATGGGTAAGCCGCCAATTGGTAGATAAGAATATGGGATATCACCCTAGAGGATGGACGGTCCTTAATAAAGAGAATGAAAAGGGTGAGATCAGTGTGTTTGGTTCTAAAAAAGGTAAACCAGCATACATCCCGATGAATGGGTTAGTGCTTGCATTCAAAACTCGAGAGGATCATGAGGAAGAAATGCAGGTTATGGAAGGTAAAAAGATTTCGATAGAAGACGCAGCTAGGGGCCATGTTGGAGCGTTGCAACGATTAGGGAAGAATGCACACTTTGAACAAGCAAACATCTTGGAAAAAGGTGTGGATGTAATGTCATAATAGGAGAATAGAGACATGGCAAATGTAGACAGCCCAAATGGGCTAAAGGCTGTAAGTACGCTATCAGGCGGAAATATACGCTTACAATATGTAACTTTTAGTTCAACAAACTCAGCCATAGGATATGGTTCACCACTAACATTGTTGGCAGATGGTACCTACGACGCATGGTCAAATGGATTATCATTCGATGGCGTTTCTGGTTTTCAGCTTGCGGCAAATACAGGTGGTACAGGTCCTGCATATGTAGACCCAAACATCATTTATTCTGTACAAACAGATAATGGCGCAGGAACGTTAACAGCGCAAACAGCTATTGGTTTGAATGCTAACTTGATAGCTGGCAGTGTTTCATCTTTCGGCGCAAGTACAGCGGAGTTGGATGAGAGCTCAGGCGCAGCAGGTGCTGGTTCAGATTCTTTACCAGTTCATGTGATTGGTCTTGATACCACTTATGGTAATGAGTTCGGCGAGTTTAACCGCTTGCTAGTAGTAACAAACACAAGTCGTCTAAAAGCAGGCGTAGTAGGAATTTAAGGAGTAACTTATGGCAATTAATACAAGGCTCATTTTACCAGATCAGTATCTGGCAACACAATTACCAGCATTGCAAGAGCTTATCTTGTCTGATATGGAGTCATGGCCAGATATGGTGCCTACGCTGGCAAAAATCCGTCCAGCTACAGGCTCTATCGCTCAGACCACAGAGCAAACAGGTGTAGGCCAAGCGCAAGCGATACCAGAGGGTGCATCAGTAAATTATGCAACTATTGCGCAAGGTAACAGCTTCACAGCTCAATACATCAAGTATGGTATTGGTGCTATTATCACTCGTGAGATGATGGAAGATGGTAAGTTGCAAGATGCGGCGGAGATTATCCGCTCTTTACCACGCTCTATGCACGATCTTAAACAGCGCTTATTTGCTGATAACTTCAATAATGGTTTTACAGTAAATGGTTACGATGGTGTTCCTTTGTTCTCTACGAACCACCCAATTGTAAATGGTGGCGGTGTTCAGGCAAATACTCCAAGCGTGCAAGTTGACTTGACTGTAGACTCTTTGGAAGAAGGGTTTACGCAAATTAGTCAGTGGGTAACTCAAGAAGGTTTACGCTGGATGGCAAAACCAGAATATATGTTGGTTTCTCCGGGCAATAGCTACGGTGCTTATCAATTGTTGAATTCTGATTATACGCCAGATTCAGCCAACAACGCAGTATCTTCGGTTAAGCGTTTTGGTCTTAAGATGGTAGAGAGCCCTTACATTACAGATACAGATGCTTGGTTTATTCGTTGTACTCAACATTATTTGTTCTGGTGGGACCGCCAAGACCCTATGCTAGAGTCATTCCCTGATTTTGATATCACAGCGACTAAGCATAAAATTACAGCACGATGGACTACTGGACATGGTTCTTACTATGGATGGTATGGTTCTAGAGGTAATTAATAGTAAGTAAGTTTGATTGAGGCGGTTCGCCGCCTCTTTATTTTATCGAGGTATATATGGGTTTAAATAGCGGAGTAACTGTGTTTGATTCTAATGTTCAAGCATGGTCATACATTCCAGAACAAAATGGCGGCGGCAGCATCAAGGATTTTCCTCCAAGTGGTACAGCATTTTATGTGGGCAATTCTACATCTTATATTATAGATGGTGGCGATGCAGGTCCTAGTGATGGCAATACAGGCTTAAGCCCTCAGCAACGCTTGTCTACATTAGAGGCGGCATATAATAAGGTTGTAAGCGGACGCGGTGATGTAATTTATGTACTTCCGGGCCATAGTGAGACTTCTGCACTTGCGACAATGTCTAAGAATAACTTTAGCATTGTTGGAAAAAGCAACGCTCTTACAAACCCAGCAATAGTGTTTAGTGGATCTACTGGTTGTACAGTGTCAGGTAATGGTATTCAGATTTCTGGTATTGCGTTCAGTGGTTTGTCTGGTGCGACTCGCATCTTGAATTGTTCTGGTGCATCGGTAGAATTATACAATAACTTGTTTATTCAGGGCACAAATGGTGGAACAGCAGCAGCGGTAGTAGTTTCAGGTAATTGTACCATAGCTAACAACAAGTTTTTGGCTACTTCTGATACAGTGACATCAGCAATAGTATTTAGTGGAGCTCCTTTTGGTTATATTTATAACAACGAGTTTCGTGGAACCAATACAAGCTCTACATGGTCATCATATATTATAGATGGAACAGGGGTAATAGCAGGTGTAACAATTGACATTAATAGCAATTTGTTTATCAACCCTCAGGCCTCTACACCAGCCTTAGCAATGGCAACAAATGCTAGTGGAACTATAGCTAATAACTATGCTGATAATGTTACCAACGGAATACGTCCCTATATAATAGGTTCGGCGTTAGGGTATAACAATGCTTTTTCCGTTACGGGACAAGACGACAGAGCAGCTATCAATGCTAATAAGTATAACAATACTTCTGTATTACAGTCTTATGCTGGCACAGGAGAGGCTAATGTCCTGTCAATTGTTGACCAAAACTTTCCTACGAACTACACTGTTTATGTAGATACTTCTAACATGACACAGGATGGAACTATTCGTTTGTATAAAAAATTGGATAGTGGTTCTGGCGAAGAGTTGGCGGCAGAGTATGGGGTATCCGCAGCGGGAGGTATTAAGATTACGGCAATATATGTAGGGGTGACAGAATACTCATTCCGTGTAAGCTATGAAGCGACTGTGGCGGAAGGTGCGTCAAGAGTAGTGCCTGTACAAGTAGTAAGGGATTAATATGGCAATTAAGAGCAAGGTAGCCCCTATTGATTTAGCGTCAATAGACGGTCAAATTCTAAGCCGCACAGATGCTTTGTCATCGCGTGAGTTTTTTACATACCTTGATATGGAAGGGTTAGGCTATGGCTATGCCAGCATAAACGCTTCTCTTTTTGCTTATGATCTAAACTTTGAAGCCTGTAACTTTCTTTGCTCACAAGGCGAGAAGATTACAGGCACAGCCACCTCAGATGGTGGAGTGACTACAGTATTATTTTGTTCAACGCTTTCTACAGAGTTTCCACAAGACAACGATTTAGTAGGTATAAAGCTAAGAGTGACAAATGATACTAGGGCAGACATGTTGGGTGCAGAGACTTATGTCACAGCATCAGTGGGAGCTACAGGTCAGCTTTTTCTAAGCCCAGCATTACCACAGATTTCTTTGGCGGGAATAACTTCTTTTGAATTGGTAGACTCAGACGTGCCATATTCAAGAAGAGCATCAGACCCAAGCTCTTTTTATTGGAGAGATGTAACGGGGTATTTGTTTGGTGTATCCACAATCTCAGTAGGTACTACCTTGACACAGATGAGCTTGATAATAGACAAGCCTTTTCCATTTTCTAGGTTAAGAATTAGACAAAACCCATCTAATGCTTCCAACTTGATACAGTTAGAGTCAGCGAGGGCAAGAGTATGATAGTACTTTCATCAAGCGGCAGAACAGATGTCTTGGCATATACTAACTTTGCGGTAGCGGCTTCAGGTTCTGTAATAGCTACGCCAGCATTTTTATACAGCCTTTCTTGTTTTAACAACCATGCAACGGCAGTAAGATATATACAGATTTTCAATAGGACGACAGCTCCAAGCGTTGGTGACACCCCAGTATTTTCGTTCCCAATCCCAGCCCAACAGGGATTTGTTTTGGAAGAGAGTTTTTTTACGAATAACGGTTATTTCTTTAACACAGGCATAGCTTGGGGGATATCCTCTACAGCGGCTACATATACGGCTGGATTGGCAGCAGATCAAGTTACAACTATTATTTATCGGGGGCAATAATGCCTAGCAGATATTTATTCGGCAATGGTGGTGGCGGTGGAGGTGGGAACTTTAACCTCTACGACTCTTACGATTTATTACCATCAGGTGCGGGCACTGGTGAAGTTGCAGGGGTACAGAATCCTTTAACGCCAGAGCTAACAGAGGCATATGCTTTTCTTGATAAAATAGGTGCAATTAGTGTGGGGATATGGGTCCCTTATAGATATTACGACAGAATAACTTCTTTAGTGTCGGATGCGTCGGCAAACCCTTGCTATATCAATTGCGCTATAGGAGATGATTTAGCAGCAGTGCTAGCTAGGGGCTGGACAAACG